TATTACATGGACTACCCGAACCTCAAACTTTGGAAATACACAAATTAACTCAATAGCCTACGGAAATAATCTATGGGTAGCAGTTGGCGATACAGGCCAACTCCGCACCTCAACAGACGCTATTACATGGACTACCCGAACCTCAAACTTTGGAACTACACTTATCAACTCAATAGCCTATGGCAATAGCCTTTGGGTAGCAGGTGGAGCAACAGGCCAAATTCGCACCTCAACAGATGCTATTACATGGACTACTGTAAACAATAACTTTAATTATTCTCAAATAAATACAGTAGTGTATGGAAATAACACGTTAGTAACAGGAGGTTTTGAAGGAAAAATTCAATCATCAACTAATAAATTTAGTATTATAAGTTCAACAGATGCTATAACATGGACAACCCCACAAGTTAATTTTACAAGTACAAAACCATATTATATTTCGTATGGTAGTGGACTTTGGTTGTCATATGGGCAAAATGAGCCAATTAGAACTTCCACAGATACTATTACATGGACTACCCAAACCTCCAACTTTGGAAATACTAATATAGACTCAGTTTCTTATATAAATAATATATGGATTGCAGTAGGAGATGCAGGTCAAATTAGAACTTCAACGGATGCTATAACATGGAATACTCAAACTTCTAATTTTGCAACTACAAATATTTTAGCAGTATCTTATGGAAATAGTTTTTATACAGCGGTAGGAGATTTAGGTCAAATACGTGTATCAACTGATAATGTTTCATGGACTACCCGTATTTCTAATTATAGATCAACAATTAATTCAATAGTATATGGAAATAATCTTTGGGTATTTGGCGGTATACAAGGACAAACTGGATATTCAAGTGTAAATACAGAATACGGTGCTTATGTATCTACAAATGGAACTTCTTGGACTACTTTATCACTACCAATATCAACAGATACTATAAAAGATGTAAAAGTTATATAACTTTACAAAAAAAATATCTTTGCTATAATAGATATATGGGGGAAAAATTGAAACAACATATTAATATACTAATAGCTACACCAGGTAGAAATATGGAAGCAGAGTATGTAAAAAGCCTAATAAATACTATTTCATACCTGCATGATAATAATATTACATACATGTTTTTAAATCAATATTCATCAATGGTTAGTTCTGCTAGAGAAGCAACTGCCATGGGAGATACATATTTAGATCCATTTAATAATGTACCCGCTCGTGGTGCAGTAACATACGATAAAATTATTTGGATTGATTCCGATATTGGCTGGGAAGTTGAAGATTTTATAAAATTATATAAGTCAGAAAAAGATATAGTATCTGGGCTATATTTTAATGAAAAAATGACGCCTATGTTTTCTGTTGCATCTAATGATGCAGCAAAAGAAATTGACAGAATTCTTAAAAGCAATAATGAAGAAGAAATATTTGCTGCTGGATTTGGTTTTATTGCAATGAAGTCTGGCGTATTTGAAAATATGAAAAGACCATGGTTTGAATCTTTATTTGAAAGAATGGCATCAGAAAATAATGAAAAAGAAATTTTTATTCCGTATGGAGAAGATTTTTCTTGGTGCAAAAAAGCAACGCAGTCAGGATTTAAGATATATTTAGATCCAACAATTAGACTTTCACATTATAAAAAAGTTAGGGTAAAGCTAGAAAAATATGAGTAATAAACCACACTTTAATGTAGTAATAGCTACTCCAGGAAACAGCTTTACTCCTGGATATATGAGAAGTATTTTAAAAACAACCTATATTTTGAATCAAGAAGGTCTTACATGGAACTTTTTGAATCAGGGTGGCTCACTAGTTGCAATGGCAAGAGAATCTACAATTGGTGGTTGGGATACAAATAATGTAAAAATGACAGAACCATGTAGTGGTGAATGGACATACGATAAAATTATTTGGATTGACTCTGATATAGAATGGGAACCAGCAGATTTTTTTGGATTATATAATTCTGAAAAAGATATTATCTCTGGCTGTTATTTAATGGAAGATCGTCATGTTCCTATCTATAATCAACCACGAGGTGGAATGATGCCAGAAAAAATGCTTCTTGAAAAGAAAGAACCTTTTAAAGTTGCTGGTGCTGGTTTTGGATTTTTAGCAGTTAAACAGGGGGTATTTGAAAAGATGCCACGACCATGGTTTGGTCCAGTACCTATTCCAAATACTGATGAAAATAAAGAAACAAATCCTGAATTTATATTAATAGGTGAAGATCTTTCTTGGTGTACAAAAGCAATTAATTGTGGTTTTGATATTTGGGTAGATCCTAAAATTAGGGTAACGCATCAAAAAACTTTTAAGTTATACTGGTTGGACATATTACAAAAAAGGTATCCAGAAATGGGTAGTCAATGAAAATTCAATTTGAACCATTTGATAAAGAATCAGAACTTTTATTTGAAATTCCAAAACCAGCAGTTCAAGTAATTCCTGAGTGGTATAAAGATATGCCAACAAGAATGGACAATGAAAAAATTGATGGCTTATCAAAAGATGGTGTTGCAGTTAGCAATCTTACATTAAAGGGGTGTTCTCCATTTCTTGATGCATTAAGTTCTGGATATATTTTTGAACTGCCTTTTGATATGGAGTTTAGAAAAAATAATAATGGAATGATCAATGTTCGTTGGGCTACAAATGTTAATTTTATAGGGCAACATGGACCAGATCAGGCTCCAGGTATTCCAGCACCATTTGGTGGATCACCAAGTCTTCTTAAATGGAGACCAGGCTGGAGAATTATTACTCCAAAAGGATATAGTACTTTGTTTACTCATCCATTAAACAGACACGATCTACCATTCAGAACATTCTCTGGAGTAGTTGATACTGATATGTATAAGCTTGGAGTAGAACTTCCATTTCAGTTGCTTGATTCTGTAATTGATAAAGATATTTTTATTCTTGAAAAAGGAACACCAATATGTCAAGTTATTCCTTTTAAAAGAGAAGACTGGAAAAGTGAAAAAGTAGAGTTTAATGAAAATGAAAATCTTAAAAATGGTTTTTTATTAAAATCAAAAATTGTTCGTTCTTATAAACAACAGTTTTGGCAGAAAAAAACATACAACTAGGGGTTAATATGGATTGGTTACAAAAAACATCAGACTCTATAAATAAGGATGATGTTATGCCACCAATGGGTGGTACAGAAATATTAAAACATGGCCTATATAAATATACAAATATAAAAGAACATGAAGATATAAATATAGTATTGTCTAATCCATACTTTAAAAACATTAAATATACAAAAAAGAATTTATTATGGCAGCATTTGGCACACAGTGATGAGTCATTAAGGCCAGGGTATACAGACCCATCTTTTATGAATGCTATTAATTCATTTGTATATGTATCAAATTGGCAACATGAAAAGTATCGTTGGGTATTTAGGATTCCACTTGAAAATGCTTATGTAATAAAAAATGCAATAGAGCCAATTGAATTTAAACCAAAAACTAAAGATGGAAAATTAAAACTTATTTATACATCAGCTCCATTTCGTGGACTAGATATGCTTCTTCCAGCATTTGAAATGTTAAATAGAGATGATGTTGAATTGGATATATATTCTTCTGCAAAAATGTATGGAACAGGATATGAGGCTCATACCAACGGGGTATATGAAGAACATTTTGAAATAGCTCGTAACATGAAAAATGTTAATTATATGGGATATGCAACAAATGATATCATTAAAAAGGCTTTACAAGAAGCACATATATTTGCATATCCAAGTACATTTGAAGAAACATGCTGCTTGGCTATGGTTGAAGCAGGAGCTGCTGGCTGTCGTATGGTTACTACAAATTTAGGAGCGCTATATGAAACTGGATCAGAATATGCAAGGCTAATGCCAATGCAGGCAGTTCCAGAGACTTTTATTCCAGCATATGCGAAGGTACTTAATGAAGAAATAGATAATTATTGGTCTATATCAACACAGAATAAACTACAAAAACAATCTGATTTTTATAATGAAAACTACTCTTGGGAATTAAGAGCAAAAGAGTGGAACGAACTATTTGAAAAAATTAGCTCCACTTAGCATTATATTTAGATTCATCAGATTTAACAATTGAATTAAATGTTTCATCATTGTTATGTTCAATTAAGTAATCTAATCTAAAATAGTCAGATCTACTATATCCCAAAACTGATTCAGATCTACGATATAAATCGTTATCTCCAAACCAAATCTGGAACTGATTATCTGGTCTTAATGAAGATGATGCAGATAAAATCATAACAGCACCATCAAATATATTCACTAGTTCTTTTTCTTGTTCAATTATGGCATTATATGAATCAAAAATTACAAATGGATCAAAGTCAATTACTCCATTTAACAAAACAACATACTCTGCCCCATTGGATACAGCATGATCAATTCCTAAATTCCAGGCACGATATATGCTGATATCATCAAAATCTTCTAAATGTACAACATTGTTATATTCTGTATAACTAGGCTTTGTGTTTACAAAAATAATCTTATTTGAAAAATCAAGGCCAGACTTTCCAAAATGAGGATGGGGTATACTCTTTTTTTCTATCTCTCTAGTTTCTTGATTGAATACCTCGGATTCATAGAATTCTGGGGCGGTATAGCCACCAGCAAATTTTTCTACAAAACCAGATAAATCTACATTATTAGAAATGATTGGAACTACTATCCAAACATTATTCATATTTATTCCTCCATTTATAGGTATATTCTATTATACCAAACTTTCTTTTAATGATATAATAGAGGAATCATGGCATCAGGCGAAACACCAGTATACGATCTACCTTATCCAGTATTGTCGGATCCAGTAGATGTTGCATCAGATATACAGTCTTTAGCTGAAAGATTAGAGTCTGTACTGCCTACAATAGGGCTACCTTATCATACAATAGAAGTAACAAATAATAGTGGTGTAACAATAAATAAAGCAGATCCAGTTTATATTTCTGGATTTGACTCTGTTTCTGGAAAACCAGAAATAACAAAATCTCAAGCATCAAATTTGGCAACATTTCCAATATTGGGGTTAGCACAAGCAGCAATGGCAAATTCTTCGGATGGTATTGTTGTTATATCTGGAATATTCACTGGTGTAAATACAGTTTCTTATTCAGTTGGTAGTAGACTATATGTTGGATCATCTGGAGGCTTAACAACTACACAGCCAATAACAGAAATAACAAATTCTGGAGTTATTGGCATAGTAGCAAAATCTAATGCAAATGGCATTATAATAGTTGGAGCATTTAAAGGCAACGGCACATGGGGATCTTTGAAGGCAGGTTTAGCATAATGGCACAATATAGAAATCAAGGAAATGTTTCAATAGGTTCAGAGCCACCACAATCATTATGGACAATTGTTCGTGGAGATACTGCATCTTTTAAGATGTATGTACAAGACGACGCTGGTAATCCTTTAGTAATTGAAGATTGGACTATTGGCATGGACTTTTATAGGCCATCAACAGAAACAATAGTTCTTCAAGTAACCCCAGAATCTGATCCAGACGATGGCCCAGGTGAATTCACTATATTTCTTGCACATGATGAAACAGAAATTTTGGAAACAAGTGATGAGTTTGATATTCAACTTGCTTCAGCAGGAAATGCTATAGTATGGACAGTTTTACAGGGCACAGTAAAAATAATTGAAGACTTTACAGATTAATGGCTACAGCAACAATTCTTCAAAAAAACAAAAGATATTCAGAAATAATAGAAGACTGCACAAAACGTTTTTCACAAATTATTTATAATGATCCATATACAGTGTCTGTTATTTATGATATTCCTTTCAAAATTCGTGTAACAAATATTACAGTTCCTGGCTATAGCCCTAATAACCCACCACCAATTGGCATTGCAATTATAGGGTTTAATAACTATATTTTATGATATAATCTTAATATGGCCATAATTCCAATTAATCAACTAAAATCAAAATTTGAAACTGGCGATAAACCAAATGGCCAAGACTACGCTGACCTAATTGATACCACCTCTTTTAGAGCTGACGCTTTGGGAGCAGATGGAAACAACTCCGTAATAATCAACGGTATAGAGTCGGCTACAGTATTTGACACAATAGACACATCTACCTGGAGAACTATTAAATATATGGTTCAATTATCCCATTCTGCTAGTTTTTCATATAGGAGTAGTGAAATTAATATAGTTTTTGATGGTACCAATCAAAATATAACAGAGTTTGCTTCTGTCGCTAGCGGGGGTAGCGATGTTGGAAGTATTTCTGCCAGTTTAAATTCTGGTACAATTAGCATGATGGTGACACCAACACTTAGCCCTATAACCATTAGGTTTTACCGAACTGGTTTGAAGGCTTAAACCCTTATAAGGAGAAAAGAATGGCAACAGTAGACAAAGCCTTCAGAATTAAAAATGGCCTCGTAGTAGAAGGCTCATCTGCTACTGTAAATGGATCAAATGTTCTTACAGAAGCAAGCACAAGCACAGTTACTAATAAAACACTAACATCTCCAATAATTGATGGAGATGGAATTATATTTGAAGGAACCACACCAGATTCTTATGAAACAACTTTAACAGTTACAGATCCAACAGCAGATAGAACAATTACTTTACCAAACATTACTGGAACAGTAATAACAAATGGAGATACTGGAACTGTTACAAATACAATGCTTGCAGGATCTATTGCAAATGATAAATTAACAAATTCTTCAGTAACTATAAATGGAAACTCTGTTTCTCTTGGAGGTTCTACAACGATAACTGCTGCTGCTCCAAATGCACTAACAATTGGAACTGGTCTTTCAGGAACTTCTTATAATGGATCTTCTGCAGTAACAATAGCAATTGATTCTACAGTTGCAACAACATCGGGATCACAGACTCTCACAAACAAAACAATTAGCTCTACAAGTAATACAATTTCAGTCACATCTGGAAATGTAACGGATTTTAATGAAGCAGCACAGGATACTATTGCAACAGCAATTGCTGGTGGTACGCAAACAAATATTAGTATAACCTATGACGATACTGCTGGAACATTTTCATTTAATGCTTCTGGAGGAGTTTCAAGTGTTTCTGGAACTGCAAATCAAA